GGGGAAGTGGCGGGTCATGGAGGGCACCCTCCTGCCGTCTGTGCCGGAGCCGCGCCTGACGTCCACCGAGGTCCCCTCCAGGAGTGGTGTCATCGACGGGGCGGCCACGAGGTTCGGCACGTTCAAGGTGACTGTCGCGCTCATGGTTGAGGGGGAGGACAGGGCCTCCCTGGATGCGAACTGGCAGGCCCTCATGGTCCGCCTGCGGCTCTCCGGGGCACTGGGGGTACTCCAGCACCGCCCGGCTGGCGCTAACCCCAGAGAGACCCGCGTGCGGCTCGTGAGCGTCGCCCAGCCGACCTGGAGGTACGGGGAGTGGGCGATCGACACTACAGTCATATTTGAGGCCGTGGATGGGGTGTGGCGAGACGTGACCCCCATTGAGGTGACGCTCCCTAACCTCGACGGCCTTGCGGGTGGGTCAGCCCCAATCACTGACGCCCTACTGAAGCTCGCCCCCACTGCGAACACGTGCACCATCAAGGATGTCACCTCGGGGACATCCCTCACGTGGCGTGGCACTATGGAAGGCGGCCAGAGACTCCTCATTGACGTGGCCCGCTATGATGCCTGGAGGCAGGTGTCCGAACGGTGGGAGCCCGTGCCGGGGGTACCGAGTCGTGCTGCCGAGATAAGCATGTCCCCCGAGGGGTTCCAGCTAACACCCAACAGTGAAGGCAAGATCGTCCTGCAGGTCACCGGCACGGCTGGCTCTATCCGGGCGAGGAGGGCATACTGATGCAGCGCACCTACTTCCCCGGCATGCAGCTCCGTGCGGTCGCCTACACCGTCCAGGGGGACCGTATCGGGGTGGTCCCGGACGTCCTGGAGATGACCGTCACCACCCCGCGTGGCGAGGCGCCTACCCTGTCTCTGTCGTACGCGCCCGGCCCTAACGCTGTCCGTGGCAGTGTCCTTGAGGGTGAGGTTGAGGTTGCTGTCGAGGCCACCTTCGACGGCGACACGTGGGAGGAGCTGCCCGACGCTCGGTTCGTCACCCAGAAGACCGAGCACAACCTCGTCAATGACGGCACGGACTCCCGCAAGGTTGAGGCCATCCACGTCAGCGACTACATGAAGGAGGCCCTGGTCTGGTCCGTCCCCGAGGCGGCGAAGGACAAGGAAGGCAAGTTCAAGTTCCTGTCCAAGAACGCTGGGGAGATCATCGGCACGGTTTGGCAGGCAGCCGCCAAGCGAGGGTGGGGCAAGGGCCTCACCCTGGACGCCACCACCACGACCGACTCCGCCAACCAGCGGTGGGCGAAAGTCGTCACCCTCTACTTCGACCCCTCCATCAGCATCCTTCAGATCGTCGACTCTCTCCGGGATCTGGGAATGATTGACACGGTGTGGCAGGGCCGCACCCTGAAGATCTATAACGCTGACACGACACAGGCCAGGGACCTCACGGCCTCCAGGATATGGCCCCTGGCAACCACCCTCACTGGGGCCCCGGAGGCGGCGACCTGGGCTGACATGTGCACCGACGTCCTGGTGAAGGGCGAATCCGGCCGCACATGGCTCATCAACAATGACACCGCCCCGAAGTCCATGCGGCGCGTCGAGAAGGTCGTAGAGGCGGGCGGCGTTGAGCTCGAGGCAACCGCGAGGCTAGTGGCGGAAGCCACCCTGAAGTCCGGGGCCCATGTCAGGGAGGAGATCAAGCGCGAGTGGGCGGCGCCTGACGTGCACCTGCTTCCGTGGCAGGACTACCGCCTGGGCGACTGGATGATGGTTGAGCGACGGGGCGGCATGGAACGCCTTCAGGTCGCACAGATCAGCGTCACCCAGAAGGAGCAGATGGTTTCCGGGCACACCACGTTCGGGACGGTCCTGGATAGCCTCCTGGGGAGGCTCACGAAGCGCACGAAGGGCATCGTGGGGCTCGCTACCACGAGCGGTACCGGTGTGCGCCCGAACCCTCCCGTGTCGAAGAACTGGCCGGTCCCTCCCCAGGGATTGACGGGATCCACTAGGGCTGTGGTCGGCCAGGACGGGTGGCCTACCGCGGTTGTGGAGCTCCAGTGGGGGAAAGTGGATGCCGACGCCCTGGGTACGAAGGTGGACGTCACCGGCTATGAGGTGTCATGGCAGAACGTGAAGCTTACTGCGGAGCGCTCCGGCTCGTACGTGACGAAGGGCGCGGAGGCCACCACCGCAGCTATTGCGCCGCTCGAGGTGGGGGTGGAGTACCGGTTCTGGGTGCGGGCCCAGACGCAGGATGGCGTGGGTGCATGGTCGCAGCCGCTCATGATCACGACCGCTACGGACGTGACGCCTCCCCCGGTGCCTCCGGTGCCGCGCTTGTCGCAGACTCTCGGTGTGCTTAACGTGGGCTGGCTGATGATCGGCGAGAACGGGGAGGCGATGCCCGCTGACTTTGCGGGCGCTGAGGTGAGCGTGCAGCTCCCTGGTGTGGCGCCTGGCGTGTTCAGTACTATGCCCACCCCGGTGCAGCGGATCTCCCTGGCTGGGCTGGAGATGCGCGAGTATGAGGTGTGTATGCGCACCTATGACCGTGCCGGGAACCGGTCGGCCTGGGGTAGGGCTGCGACTATCACGCTGAAGCAGAATATCGACGCTGACGCTATCGCGAAGCAGGTCGAGGACAAGCTCAAGGGTAGTGACGCCATGCAGCAGGCGGCCCGCGAGGGCACCTTGAAGGAGATGCGTCACCTGACGGATGCGATGACTCAGGTGGCTACGAACCTTGTCTCGTCTGGACCTGTGCCGCCGGACAGTGGGACAATTGGCTCTAGCATGTGGGTTGCCCCCGATGGGCGCATCTTTGTCCTCAGGGCGGAAGGAGACAGGTAGTGCAGCCTTATAGTGCAGCGAAACAGTGGAGGGATGGCTTCGGCGCGAACGAGACTCGCATCACCGCGGCCGACCTGACGCATATTGAGGACGGGATCAGTGCCGCCACCCAGGGGGTGACCAACCTAGAGACTAAGGTCGACGGCCAGCCCGCTGAGATCATGAAGCAGGTCCAGTCGATCGCCGAGGGCATCAAGACTCTCGTGAACAAGGTGACGCCGATCGGCACGATCATGATGTATGGGGCGGAGAGGGACCCCGAGGGGTGGATGCGCTGCGATGGCCGCCTCCTTGACCGCAACACTTACGCAAAGCTGTACTCCGTGATTGGCCTGACCTACGGGTCTACCACTGTCAGTAACTTCCGCATCCCCGATATCCGAGAGCGGTCCGTTGTCGGCTCTGGCGACGGCAGTAAGTACAACATCGGCAACAAGGGTGGTAACACGACTATCACCCTGTCTATTAACCAGATGCCCGCACACACTCACGAGATTGGCGAGTCCGAGGACTCCGCCCGCCGCTTCCAGGCCCGCACCTCCGGGCAGGACATCGGTATCGGCTCGAGCGGGTACACGTACCTGACCTCTACCGGCAACAACTCCGGCGGGCGAAGCCCAATCGCAACATCAGTCGGCGGGTCGCAGCCGATCGACGTGAGGTCGCCCTACTTCGGGCTCCCCTTCATCATTAGGGTGTCCTGATGCCTGGGCCCACGAAGCCGTTCCTCTCCCCTGAGGGGGCGCGGGGTGGTCAGTACGTAACCGTCCCGGCGTTTGCCTCCCCTGGGCACTCCTCGCCGTCGAACACTAGGGACGCCCCTGGGTCGACGATTGTCTACTCCCCGAAGGGGTGGCGGTGGGAGGAGGCCGGGGACGACTACTCCAAGACAGTCTCCAAACTCACGGCCGCCACGATGGAGTCAGCTGTTCGCCGCATCAAGACGTCCATGGGTGAGGTGTTCTATATTCGTGGCACCGTGGACACTAGACCTCCGTTTAACGGGTCTTCTGTTGGGGACACGTGTCGCGTGCAGGATGCCCAGACCCTCGACATTGTGGCGGAGTGGAAGTGGGATGGCGCATCCTGGGAGCGCATGCGGGTCACGAGCGAGCAGATCAGCAACCTCGACGTGGGCAAGCTGACCGCAGGCGCCGCCAACATCGCCGAGATCACGGCCCGGAAGATCGCCTCCGACGTCGGCCGGTTCCTGGAGATCACCACCGACCAGCTCACAGTCACCGGCAACGCCAGCTTCGTGAACGCGACCGCCCACCACGTGTGGAGCGCGATCGTGACCGCCGGAGAGGGAGAGTTCGAACGGATCAAAGCCGGAATGCTGGACGCCAACTCCGTGAACGCCTCCAACATTCAGGGTGGCGCGATCGACGGGCAGGTCATCACCGGGGCCACTATCCAGACATCCAAACAAAACAACGAGGGCATCAAGGTCGACTCGGCCGGAATCCGCGCCTACACCAACTCGGGTCGAGGCACGTCCTTTGAGGTGAACGCCGCCACCGGTAAGGTGAAGGTGCTCGGTGAGGTTGGCATCGAGGACACGTGGTCTGTTGCAAAGTTCATCGACATCGTCGAGGACGCGAGCGGTAACGATGTCGGTCAGCGCGGCGACCGCTGGGGTGTCGGCCTCTACATGAACAAGCGGAGCGCGCCGTACCGGCTCCC